TTTAAAGACAGTGCTTGCCGTTGTGCCGATCGGCGTCGTGAAGGTTCCGCTTGCCTGAAAGGCCTGCAAATGAACCGCGAAGCGGTTGCGCTTGACGGCCCGTGAACCCGGCGTCCGAAACATCAGAAGTCCGCCGCTGTCACGGTCACCGCCACAAATCCGCCAGTAGTCGGGACGCTACTCGTAATGGTTACATTGAGTGTCTGGGCGCTGGAGGCCAGAAACAAATACGGATTACCATCGCCGTCGATAGCCTGAAATGACCCCATCAGGCTCCCTGGAGCAAGCGCGCCATTGATGCCGGCGTTGGAGACCAAAGAAACTGCATTAAATATAAAATTAGTCGCCGCTGAGTTAATCGCTCCCAACAGATTGATGATAGCTGTCGAGCTATTAACCGCCGAGATCGCCGTGATCTTGGAGCCATTGGGGCCTCCAGTATAGGCAGTCACGAAGGTACTAGCCGCCGCCGTGGTGGACATCAGGACAAGACCTACATTCGGGGTCTGAGGCAGTACCGGCGCGCTTTGAACGGCCATCAGATGCCTCCATACATCGCGTGTTGATTGGTATCAATCGCCCAGAGGTTCTGCGCAGATGGATCGCAAAACACATTGCAGGACGATGAAAGCCCGGAAAGCACGATTGCGGCGCCTCCGTTTGTAGATGAATATATCTTCTGTCTCGATAAAGTAGGTCCGGCAGAGTTATATATTCCGGAACCCTTCTCACTGGCCGATCCATCGTTGATCGAATATTCGATACGATCGCCGTTGCTTGCGCCGGCCAGCGCAAAAGTCAGAAACCCAGATACCGCACCGCCAAGAGTCGCCGTCCCAGTCCCAGCGGTTGTGCTGCCAACACGCACAAGATTGTAGACCTTGGACATTAATTATTCTCCGTAAGATCGTCTGGCTTCATACGAAGCCTCTTGGCGCAGTAGTTTTCTCTCGAAAGGATCGCATGACCCTAAGTCAACACATTTGGGGCAAATCATCTTCTTGCAAAGATTACACATGCCACCAAGGTCATAAGGATCGCACATCGGTTTGATGATGGTAATTCGATTGCAGTGAAAACATGTCGTGGTATCGGTTTCCTGACGGACCCCGTTCGCGTCAAACGAGAATAGATATCCTCCAGGATTTCTCATTGTTTAGGTCATTGTTCCTCATAGTGGATCGTCCCAGTGGCAGTTCCCGTATAACCACCCGATCGCGTGCGAAGTTGGAACCCAGCCGAAGAGGTCGCGGGAGATACCAGTTCACCCCCAGGAGCAGCTACCCAGCGATAAGAAGCACGCTGATTAACACCGACATAGAACACGTTCGAGTTGGCGGTGATGGTGCCGAATTGGGAACTGTTGACAGTCGTGGTCGTCAACGACGCGGCGTCGGCTTGATCCAATGGCTGGGGCGTCGCCGTGGTCGATGTCGAGGCCGTCGTCACGCGGCTGATATCCCACTCGATAAAATTATCCGCCGGGGTACCATTCGTGCCAATCAGGACATCATAGACTTTGATGCGGCGCGGAGCAGCGTTAGCGCCGGTTAGGCCAATCAGCGCGCCGACATAAGTGGTCGTCATGCCCTGCTGAGTACCGGCGCCGCTGGTGCTACCGTTCGTGATCGCATATTTTCCCATTATGTTTGCACTCCGGACCAAATTGCCTTGGTATAATCGAGGTCTTCGACCGCTCCCTCAAGAAAGGTAATACCATGGATGAGCTTGTCACGCTCAGTTTTCATCGCCTCAATCCTTGTCTTAAGCTCCTGTTCTCTAACATGGAGCTTGCGACCAAATGGCGTCGAGTCTGAGTACCCATAAAGTGGCGGCGGTTGTGCCAGATCGCTCTCAAAGGGAATGCTGACCTTGATCCCGCGACGGGCAGCCTCCTGGATGAAGAAATATCCCCCAGCCCGTTGCATGATGTACTCGCCCTTCGAGGCCATATCGATGCCGAATAGGGCGATCTCAGCCGCTCCATACTTGATCGCCATGGCAATCATGTAGGCAAAGCTGGACGTGAAGAAGTACTTTCCGTGCTCGTTAACAAGATCGGCAATCGGAATAGTGATGGCATTCGGGACCAAAGACTGGTCCTGCATATAGATCGGGAATTTCTGCTGCTTCAGCCATTCGATATAGGGCTTACCGTAAGAGATACATTCCGGCCAGAGAAGATTGCTGTGGACTTCAAACCACGCATCCACACGAGGAAGCGTGCCGTGAGCATTGCCAGGAGAACAGGACCAAATCGTCCAGGTCGGATCATTAAACGGAGCTAGATCGCGGGAAGAAGGCGCCGTGCCGATCATGGCTATCTTCAGCGGGGGCTTAGGAGCTTCAGTCGGACCCAGAATTGGAACTTCAGGAGGTGGCGCTGAAATGGGTTTCCCCTGAATAGTCGTCTTTCTCAACAGGGCTTCAGAGCCGTTCATTTTGGCTTTGTGAGACCCTTTGCTCTTGAGCAAATCAGTATTTCTGGGAGTTAGTTTTGCGTGGGTATCCAAGTTCTAAACTCCGGTGATGGTGGCGGACGTAAGGGTTATAGCCTGTCCGGAGCTAACAAAGGGATTTACCATGACGATATCAAAAGCTGTGGACGGACCAACGGTTAGGCCAGATGCTACCACAAGACCCGTAGAGTCCTCAATATCCGCCGCTACAATTTGTGTACTTATAAAGGTTAAAGGAGCAGCCAGCGGAAGTCCCGAAAATGTCAGGACACCACTCGACACCGTAGCACAGGGCTTCAATAATGGTATAACACCCACAGTTTGGGTACTGACGCTGAGAAGTCTCATTTGCCCAAAACTAGGCCCGGCATCGATGTTGGAGATAACGACGTTGAGACGCCCGTTAATAGTCGTGGTATTGTAGCTGATAGACACATTATTTCCCCAATGGTCGCGGGTAACCTGCGCCATGCGGAACCGGCGAGAAATTCAAACTAGTTCGGTTACCGCCGGTGATTGTCGCCGCCAGCACGAAGGCTCCGTTGACGCGCCCGAGATCACGGTCCAGCTTCATCACGCAGGTGGCGTCGAGCGCCGCGTTCGGTGCTTGCTGAGAAATTACGATCCAGAACCCTGTCACCGAACTGATGCCGTTCACGAGTGCCTGCGGAATTGAGACGCTGATACTGGGGAAGACTTGGCTGGTGTCCCATGTAGCACCGTTCCAAAACGTGCCGACCGTCGCATCCGCTTGCGCCGCAGCCGCGTTAGCGAAGATGCAGAAATAATCGATCATGCTGTGAACGCCTTACGTGCAGTGGCCCCGCTTGGTGCGGTCCATAATGCCACTCTGGCGATAGCTGCATTTGCGTAACGGCTCCCAGTTAGATTTCCCAAGTTCCAAGCTGTTTGCGTAGCACTGAACTCCACGTTCGTATCGGAAGCTTCAGTTCCGTTGTTCGCAACAAGCGTTCGACTGGAAGGAGCCCAAGATGACACGACTTTTGTTGGACCGGCGTCCCATGTGCCTGAGCCGAGAGATGCCGCAAGCGTTGACGTTCCGTTCCACTTTACTGTCTGAGTGTTGCTCGATTGTTCAAACGCACTGTTGTTGGAACCCGTATTGCCCATGACAAACGCAGGAAACGTTCCTGTCGGAGTTTTTCCAATTTGACCGAATACCTGACCTGACGTGCTGTTCAGCAGCGCAATCACGGCAGCACCAAATGTGACATTGTCTGCGGCCCGTGTCGCCGTTGCACCAGCCGTCACAATGAACGACGTTCCGAATGCGCCTGCTTCAAGCTGGAACGCATTCAGAGAACCTGTGATAGTTATGGTGACCGTTCCGGCAACCGTGACCGTGAACGTATTTGGTGAACCATTAGTCGCAGGCGCCGCGCCCGTGATCGTCGCGGTGCCGCCCGAGGCCAACGCTGATCCCGAGCCGTTGCCCCACAGCGTATAGGTTCCGGTGCCGAGCGATGCCGTGGTTTGCGTGGCCGGCGCGTTGCTGTTGAGCAGCAGGTTGGTGCGCGCTTCGAAGATCAGCAGGCCGACGTTTGGCGAGATCGCAAGGACGTTTGGACCATACGTATTGTAGGCATAGCCCGAGACCGACGACGGCAGTAGATCAGTCGCGTTCGAGACGCGCGTGATCGACAGCAGGCTCGCCAATGTGCCGCCGAAATAGCGGCCATTGGCGAAATCCATATCAACTGTAGCTCCTGGCAAAACCCAACCAGGAACTAAACTTCCTCCAGTCAAATACTCACTGATACTGTCATCCAGGTTACTGGCGATATAATTGGGTAACGTCGGCATATCACCAGCCTTCTCCCTGAATGACCTTGAAAGTAAGGGTTCCGGCAGTGAAGGTCGTGCTTGATATTCTTAATGCCGCCAGGGGATACACAGACCCAATAGAAACCCCTGCATCAAAGTTGGCGCTGGAGTAATGCGTCGCTGACGAACCCGCGCTAGACCCAAATGATAGCCATATCGGAGAAGTAGATAGCTGAACATCGTCTAGCGTGTATTGAACCGTAAAGTCAGCCGCTACCGCCGTGCTGACGATCACCGTAGCCGTAATAGGCTTCCCTCCTCTCCAGTTCAGGTTAACAACCGGAGAAGTTCCAGCAGACGACAGCGTTACGGTGGTATACGGCATTAATGATGGAACCCCTTAAGCGTATGCGCCAATCCCGCCATCTTGCGAACCCTGGCGCTGCCGGAATGCGACGCCTGAGACATCTTCTTTGCCGGTATCTTCTCTCCCTCAGGAACATGGAGCGCGCGATGGAGCGCGCCTGGGTGTTTTATGGCGCCGGCAATCCAATGCGTGCCGCCGCCTGATTTCTTCTCTACGCGTCCCCGTTCGTGCTGATGTGGCTCGGCGCGAAAGGGGATTTGGTGCAATCGGCACCTCCGCCTCCTGCCTTGCCAATCCGACCACCACGGGCACGCTTATCAAGGCGTCCACCAGACTTCTTACCGTGAACCTTGCCGCCATGCTTCTTTTCTTCAGCTTCCGACACGATCTTGTTCGGGCCGTCACCAGAGTAGTTCTTACCACCCTTGATACCGCCGCTGACCTTGCCACCGCTGGCTTTCTTATGACGATTAGCCATGGTCTATATCTCCTTAAGCAGTAACCGACTGAAGAGCTTTGAGAGTAACCGTACCGGTTATAGTGGCGGTCGTGGAACTGATACGGAGACCCCCAAGTGGGGATAGCACCGAGTAGATGATGCCACCCGGATCGAGCCCAGTAGACGTGATCGATGAACTGAGGTTCGCCCACGAAATCGTGGGTGCCGGCGTGGTCGTCGGATCGTCCAGAGTGAACTGGATAAAGGCAACGCTAGAACCCGCGATCCCAGGCGAAACGGTCATTTGAACCGTCGTGGTCTTGAACACAGGGTTAAGCATGATCGCCGTAGAGACGCCCTGGGACGAGAGAACTGTTACTTGGGTCATTGCGGGTTCCTTTAGTTTCCAGTCTCAATAGTCCAGATGACTTCGTTGGTGGTCTCAGCCGTCGCGGTGGGTGCCCTTGCAAGCAAAGGATTGAATGTCGGCGTCAGAAGACCTGTGATTTGCCCCAGAGTGAAAAATACGCTGATCATGATGTCGGGAAACTCCCCCAGATCGAGCGCCAGTCGTAGAAGCCGAAGCTATAACGCTGGTAGCCCTTGACGAGCAAGTTGTCAGTCGTGAACTCGACCGACATGTCCATCTCATAAGGCTTGCGGTTCATGAAGATCAGGCCGTCGATATTCGTGGTCACGAACCATGCGAACGAGCTGGTCAGGTAATCGTTGACGATGAACCCCTCCTTGAAGGAGTCATTCATGTCCTTGATAGCATTGATGTCGTTCGTGGCAGTGCCGGGACGTAGCTCGCTTCGATAAAGACGGAGCGCAACAGGCTCAAGACTGACCGGGATGATGGTCTTCTTCGCGCGAGCATAAATCTTGAGACTCGCGTTGTCTCTCCAGGTAGACCTAATCTGAATACCAGCGTTCAGAAGCGAGGTTTCATTAAGATCGACCGCAACGCTCGGGGTGTTAGCAATGGTAGTACCGTCAATCGGATGAGCCGGGTCGAATAGGGCCTTTCCGTCGCCACCGACCGAGGGATTGTAAGTGGTGCCGCTATTCAGAACGTTTGCGGCATAGATTTCTTCGGTCTGCGCAAAGGAGAACATCAGGCCGTCATTCGACGGTCCGAATTCTGACTTGTACAAATTATCGTCAATGGCTTTTCTCGTTATTGCGTAGCCAAGCCCGATCTCGTTGTGCTCTTGGTTATAGACGTAGCGCTCGCCGGCCGAGTTGTCGAAGGAAGTCGGACCACCTTCCTGCTTCAACTGGGCAAGACCCAGATAGCGCATGGAGGCACGACGTTCGACAGCGTATTGCGAATTCGTCTGCTTGAAAATCTGAGGCCACTGGCGCGGGATTTGATCGTACTTGCCAGAAATGCCCCACAACCCAGGAAGAAGAAGGTCGCGGATTTGACTGAGTGCTACGGGCATCGATACCTACTCCTTAGCCGATATTCATGTTGATTGAGATCACTGCACACCGCTCCATTGGTCAGAACCAATTTTCCTGCAAAAACAAGGAGTTTTAGCAACATCAACTCCGCAAGAAGTTTGTATTAATACCGCTCCAGGAGGGCAATGAACCTCCACAACATCCCCGATATCAAAAGAAGAAGTTGTTAGAGATGCATAGTGAAGTGAGCCATTAAAAACGCCAGCATTAACAATCGTCCATTGAGAGTCGCGGACAATAGATGTCGGAGGCGACGTAGATGGCGCCGCCATGATCTGTTGTACTGCTGGCCAGAAACAAATTGCCATTAGACGCCCGTCAGAACTGTACGATCAGTAGCATTCGGGAACACAACAAGAATGTTCCCGGCAGAAGTATTGTCAGTGCCGTTAACGCCCGGAGGTGAGTAGTTTGAATAGAAATCATAGATGCGGAAGGGAAAGGCCGCGCCGCTGGAAGCGATGCTTACTGAAGTGGAAGCAAGAGATACAGCAGAGACTCCGCTCAGCGTATTTCCGAGCGAAGAAGTCGCAACCGTGAAGCCGATATTCAGACCGATCTGGCTAGAAAGTACGGTAGCGTTCGTCGAGCACTGTGCGATGTAGAGCATCTCGGGATCAGTGCAAACCCAACCCTTAACGTCGTTGGTGCCCGACGTGGTAGCGACCGAACCGGGGAAATACGGCGCGAATACAATGCGGTTCACAGATGCGTTATAGTATTCGCAGCCCATGAAGATGCCACGAATTTGGACAGTACCAGTCGAGGGAACGGTGATGTACGGGCCAGTGGTGGAAGTCGCGACCGGATCACCAGTGAAGTACAAATTGGGATCAGACGATGCGATGACCACGGTTTCAAAGCCCATGGTCGGGGCGCCGCCTTCAAGGCGACGAAGCTGACGAAAACCAAAGGGGGCAGGGGTATTTGCCATTGATAGCTCCTTTTGCACAAGCGAGACCATCTCGGTTGTGTCAAACGCCAGAAAGCGATCAACGCTTGTTCTGACAGAGCCATCACGGCGCGTGATGGGTGGGTGTTTGGCAGCGCGCCAAGCCCGATATCGAGCTGTAATTCGTCACACTTACGACAGAATTATATTACCGTCAAGTCCTGGCGCGTTTAAATAGCTCGCACCAATAGCTTTTTTCGATCTCTCCAATAACCAACGTGCACTTCCCTCCAGGAATATAATGGGCGCAGATACCGCAGTGCGCTTTCCTCATCCCTTCGGAATAATCTACGTCATCCTTATAATGGGTCGGCTTCATTATTCGTCAGGAACCCTCAAAAGGGGTTCGTAGCTCTTGTTGATCTTGTTGGAGTTAAGCGCAGTGCGATGTTGGCCATCCAGCGTTACGTTAACATCGCCGCCACGAAGCTGCTGTTCCTTGATCCAGACCTGTTCGCGCGCCTTCTTCTTGTCATGCGCCAGCGCCATCCTGGTGTACTCTGCGGGTCGCTCCATCAGAACAAGACCGTCAACATTGATCTCGCCTTCGTAACCCTTGGGCATCCAAATGCCATCATGGCGCTTGGATGGAACCGGCATCCAACCCTTACGCTCAAACCGAGCCCGGCGCTGGGGCTGATGCTGACCAAAGATACTATCCGTGACCCACTGGTAGGTCATGCCATCTGGGATCATCTCAGGGCCAACCTTCAGACGATCTTCATCCTCATCGACCACGTAAACGAAGTCATCCGGAAGACGGGAAGTGGCCTTCGGGCGAAGGTCGATCTTTTCCTTGTTCTTGGCGCCAGGAGGGCGACCGCGACGTTTGGGTTCATCAGTTGTCATAATAGCCTTCTTCCTTCATCTCATTGAGGCGCATCAGGTTCCTGGCATATTCCTGAGGAGAAATACCGGCAATCGTCGCTGCTTCCTGCTGTCTAGCGCTCAGTTTGATCTTCGAAGAACTGGGTTTGCCGCTATTGGTAGGAGCGTCTCTGGATACGGGTGCTGACACTAGCGTTCTCCTTGCGGTCTGGCGGCGGGAGACGGGCTCGGGATCGTCATCTTCTTCATCACCATCGATCTCTTCCTCAGCCTCTGAGTAGCCAAGGCGATCCTCCAGGTACTGGAAATACTTCTTCGACCCAGGAGTAAATCCCTTATCTTCCGCTTCCACATGGGCACCTTGAAGCCTCATATTTTTGCGTTGATCGGTCCAGGCGTCTGTATGAGTCTTCAGCCATTCCTTCTGGCTTGGCAGCAAGGCTGAATTAGCATCAATCTGTTGCTCTACGCTCAGGCGCTGCGCAGGAGGCGGATTACGCTTTAGCTCCTCAGCCTTGGCGGCAGCCGTTGCTTTGCGCTGCTCAAGGATATTCTTGCCATCCTCAAGCTGGATGATCTTGGCTTCAGCTCTGGCAATGCGCTTCTGGGCATCCGTGGCGGCCCTATGATCACCATTCGTGAGGGCGCCCTCAAGATCGCGCTGGGCACCTTCGGACTCGCTCTCGGCCGCGCCCATGGCGGTCAGGACCGATTGATACTCTGCTTCTTCGGCTCGCGTGAGATAACCACTCGATTCGCGCTGGGCTTCCTGGAGACGGGTCTGGGCCTCAGCTTGCTGCCTTTGGGTCTCAAGCTGAGCCTTGCGACCTTCTGCAACCGCCGCCCGCATATCCTCAAGCTGCTTCTTGAGATCGCTGGTTTCGGCGACACGGGCTTCTTCTTCCGCCTTCTTGTGGCGGCGATATTCGCGAGCAGCTTCTCTCTTGGACTCTTTTTGAGCGTCCGTATCTGTAGCAAGTTCCGTAAAAGAGTCAGCAGGATTACTCTCTTCGGTCACTACCGGATCATAATCGATCTCTACCTCGACATCCTGAGGTTCTTTGTCTCTCGGAGGCTTAATGCGCGGCATTAGTAAACCATCTCCGGTCTGGGAATGATCAGTTTGACGCTGGTATCAACCAGCATTCGACAGGGGCGTTCACCGACCTTGAGCTGCCATCCATCCCCTGGACGGAATACAACCCAATCGCCAATCTCCGCCCGTTGTTCGCCGAACTCCATGTCGGCGGTACTCACAAAAGCAGCGGGACCGCATTTCAGGACCAATCCCACCTTGCCCTGATAATCATCTTCCTTGCGGGTATTGTCTGTCAGGATGATGCCGCCGGGAGTCTTCTCAGGACGCTTCCAGATACCCACGAGTATCTGATTATACATCACGTCAACTTCAGAGAGATCGCCAGCCTCTTTGATGATCTCCTGCTTGCCGTCGTCTTCCTTATTAGGAAGTTTAACCCAGGCTCTGGTAGTCCCCATTTTGTACCTTTACGTCCTCATGATCTCATCATCGATCTGTTCGCAGATAGCGATCACATCTCTGATGCACTGAAAGTATCCCATCTGTCTCATATAATCATCTGGTGTCAAGACAGTCTGGGTAATTACTTCCGTTTTACTTGCCTTTAACTCATCTAAACGTCTGAATAGTTCTTTCTCGAAGCCGTTCACTTTAACAACCTATCAAGTCTTGGACCATATAGTCTCTTATATGAACCGTCAGCGATCTCTTCTTTGGACAACAAAGGATACTTGGTGGCGTTAAAGATTTTTAGATCAATACCGCCGCCCTCATTAATCGAAAGGTCTGTGGACTCATATCCTTTGTCCCCAGCCATTCCCCACAGCCCAGGCAATAAAAGGTCCCGAACCTTGGAGATATCTGTCATTTTTTCTTTCCAGCCTGCTGAAGACGGGCAACGCCCGTGGCCTGACCGGCATCAGGAATACGACCGCCAGCGGCGCGCTTAGTGCGACCGCCACGCTTCTGCATGGGCATTCCAGGCGGCGGCATGCCTCCATCAGGAGGAGGAGCGCCGCCCATGGGAGATGCCGGGGCTGGCGTGGGGGAGGACATACCAGCCCCGGCTTGCATCGCGGCCATATCGTCCGGAGAGGGAGTCGCCGGGGGAAGACCGCGAGCAATTGATTTATGCTTTCCACTATGATGCTTGGCACGCCCCCCTCGCGCCAAGGCATGAGGATGATCCTTGATCTCCATCACGTCGGAATGGGAACTGTCTACGTGGCCATATCCCTTCGTATCAAGGTTCTTAACGGAGCCACCCTTATGGATGGAGCCAATTTTGCTCTTGCTCGATTTATGCGCTTGGTGCTTGAAGGGATGCATGTTTCTTAACCTCTTTAACAGCGTTAATGGGTTGGCTATCGCCGTGTAGCTGATCCCCGACAAACCACTTCAGATGAACTTCTTGTTGATTACAGCCCACAACCGTCATGTCCGGACTGCCACTTTTCAATTGTACTATATCACCGACTTTATACCTTGGATCGAATTTTGTAAAAACCAGAAGGTTAGTCCCTAGCACTTCTTTAACTTCGGCCATAATCAGTCTCCCTTTGATGCAGGCTTAGGCTTGGCTTTGACTGCCTCGATCTTGGCTTCATTGTTCATACCCGCAATGTGTGCTTTATTCGCCTCTTGAAGGGTGGCCATGTGCGCTTCATGGGCATGATCACGGGCCTGCTGAATATGGTCAGACTGAATAGATTGCAGATGCTGGTTCTGATCCGACTGCAATTCCTGCTGATGCTGATGATGCTGCATCAGGAGCTGGACAGCATTCTGCATGGTCTCCTGGCCACCGCTGTCATCCTGGCTATGGATAAGCCGCTCTTCCAATAGCTTGAGGCGCTCCAGGACGATCTTCATCTGTTCCACGCGCTCGCGCGAGGCACGATCAGCCGCCTTGTCCTGAGAGGACATCTTCTGGATTTCCATCTTGAGCTGCATCTGCATGATATTGGATTGCTGAGCCTGCTGATTGGCTTGCTGCTTGGCCTGTGCAGCAATCACACCAGGATCAGGCGGGGCAGGTGCAGGCGTGGCGCGGAATAGGCCCTGTGGGTCTATGCCGGCAATCCGCATGGTGCGGACATCAACCGCAATTGGATCATAAAGAGCAGGCTTGGCAGTGGATAGGGTTTGAATGACCGCAGCCTTCGCGATCCGATGCATACTGGTTGGATTGTTCGGATCAGCTACGGGAACAAGATTAGCGTCATTGAGCGCTTTGAGAAATTGCTGCTTCTTCCACGGCATAGCCGGGTGATTATTGAAACGCCAAAAGGCTTCCGGGTCTTCTTTAAAACGCTCCTTAAGAAGCTTAAATTCGCGCAATTGGGCGTCATGTAGTCTTTTGTGGACCGCATCCATTACTTTCGTTGCCTGCTCGATCAGAGCCAAAGTGGTTCCAACCGGAGCATCCTGCTTGCCCTCGCCGATATTCACATCGGCAGCGCCGCCTACCCGTTGGCCGACTTCTTCCACGTGCTGGATAAACTGCACGAAGGCCGCGCCGACATCCTTATATGGCATCGGCATCACAGCCTGACCGATCGGCATGCCGCCGGTATCCAGACCAATGCCTGTGCCAGGAGCCACGCGGAATTGGTTGGTGAGCTGCCGTCCGAATTGCTTTTGGTAGACGAACCCAGGGAAGTTCGCGAACATGCCGGCATCGAGGATTTCGCGCCATGCAGCGGTCAAAGCAGCCGTGGTATTACCCAGGATGTTAATAAGTCCGATGCCATAGAAGCCCATGGCGTTCACAAACGGGAAACTGACGAAGTACTCTTTCGCAATAGCGAGCTTGTCTTTTTCTTCCCAGTTGCGCCGCACCTGGAGAACTTTGCGGCTTTCTTTGTGGATCGTGACTACATAGGGAACATGCAGACCGGTTACTTTACCTTTGTTCTTGTGCTCGAAGCCGTCGATATCAAGCTCGCAATAGCATTCATAAATCTCGTGCTCAGCATCCTGAGGACGCTGGGCCAAGGGCACAACACCAGTTATTTCGTTTTTGATCTGATCGACAGGAGAAGGCTGAAGATAGGAAGGGGCGGGCATAATGTCTGTATCACGATACGCTCCGACCAACTGCATCAGCTTAAGCGTCCTGGGACGCATCTTGATAATGTGCGTAATGCGACCGCAGTTATCCAAATCAGTCGCTGAGTTGTTAACGACAAGGTCTTCAGCGTTAACACTTTCCGATACGGGTCTACGCCTCAAAGGACAGTTATAGACCTTCTTAAATCCCTGGCCGCCAGCGCCAACCCAAAACAGCATGCGATCCGTATCGGGCACGTATTCAGTCGCGACCGCTGTCAAGTAATGGTTGAAGTCTGTTTCGAGCGCCATAGCCAGCTCGTCCGATGGATCGTTCTGACCATCGGGAATAGCCGGTGATGGGGGCTGCATCATGCCAGTCGGCGCCGCAGACGGTGGGGGCGGCGGCGCCGATCCTCCAGGGGCGGGCATGCCCGGTGGAGGTGCTGGGGGTCCCGGAGGTGCAGGAGGGGGAGGAGCCC